ATGTGGGCATGGGGCTCGATGGCATCGCGCAGCGCCTCGGCCACCGCCAGCACCTCGGCGCCGGTGCGGGCGTAGGCATCCACCTGCACGGTGAAGCGGTCCACGTCCGGGGCATCGCCCAGGTGGTTCTCGGGGGCGCCGGTGATCACCTGCCACACGGCGTAGGGCGTGGCGCCGTCCTGTTCGGCTTCATCCCAGGCATAGAGCCGGGTGGGCGCGGTGCCGAGCTGGGCCTGCACCGCGGCATCGGCGGCGCAGATCGGGAAGATGGGCGGGATCATCAGGCCTCGGCCTCATGCAAGCGCTGACGCAGCAGATACCCCTCCAGCTGCCAGATGCGGTTGCGTGCGTTGTCGCGAGCGATCTTGCGCCCCAACTCTTCGTCGAAGTTCTCCGGGCTGGCACAAGCAGATTCACCCACAACGGTGTAACCGTTGCGCAATGTCAGCAGGCACACGGTCACGGTGGTGCCCGGGACTACATGGTAAAGCTCGCCAGAGATCGTGCTTTCGATGTCATGCGGCGTCAGACGAGGCGCGGTAAGCCCCTTGTCCTGGATCTCTTTCTCGACTGCTGCTTCGTTGCGAGACATAGCGGCTTCTCCTCAGGGTGCTATGAACGGGCTTTCGCCCGGTTCGCCCGCCGGATGGCGCGGACGATGGCCTTGTCGAAATGGGTCACGAACTCGCTCGTGGCAGCGCCGGTGTTGCTCTCCAGCGCCGGGCGCATGAACGGCTGGGCGCGCATCTTGCTGGTGCCTAACTCGAGGAACCTCCAATGGAAGGTATCGCCCCCGGGGTTGCCCTTGCCCTTGCCGCGCAGCTCGCCCACCGCGGCGGCGAAGCCCTTGGCACCGCCGGCCACGCCGACGCGCATCTTGATCTCGCCCTCCTGGCGGTAGCGCTTCTTGTCGAGCGCCACGGCGATATTCGCCGCGATGTTCTCGCTGGTCTTGGGGTCGTCCAGCCGCGCGGCATTGGCCTGGGCGGCATCCCGCACCAGGTTGGCGGCCTTGCGCAGCGCGAAGCGGGTGGCCTTCTGGCGCGGCAGCTGCTCCAGCGCCTTGAGCTTGCCCAGCACCTCCTCGAGGCCCTGGATCTCGCCGGCCATGCCTTCAGCCGCCATCGTTCACGCCCTCCGAGACGGGCAGGGTGATGAAGTGGCGGCCGCTCTTCGGGTCCGGCAGCACGCCCTGGATGTCGTAGGCCTGGCCGCGGTGCACCGCACGCATGCCGGCGGTGATGCCCTCGCGGTGGCGGAGCACGATGCGCGCCGTCACCTCGCTCTGCGCCGACTGCGCGGCGATGAACTCGCGGGCCGATAGCGGCTCGACGCTGGCCCACACGGTGGCCACCAGTTCCCAGCCATCGACCATCTCGCCGGTGTTGGGGTCCTGGGTGCGGCCGGGGCGCTCCAGGCGCACGCGGTGGCGCAGCTTGCCGATCTGCATGCTAGACCTCGGTGACGGTCAGGTTGGTGGGCTGGGCCAGCACCACCGTGGGCGCCGGGGTACCGCCCTTGCGCGGCAGCTGGTTGGGCCGCCGCGTGGGGCGCGTGGCCAGCTTGCGGGTCGGCTTGCGGGTCACGGCCATGGCGTCAGGTCTCCGTGAACACGCCGAAGGCGGTGCCCTCGTAGGCGGGCCGGCTGACCCGGTAGGTGCCGGGGCCGGCCAGCACGGTGGCGCGCTCCACGTTGGTCAGCCGGGCGACCACGTTGTCGCCACCCGGGGTGTCCTGCTTCACGGTGAACGCCACGCTGGCCGGCAGGCGGCCGCCGGCGGCGAAGATGCCCACGGTCACTGCCTCGCCGGCGGCGATGGTGATATCGGTGGAGGTGGCCTCGGTGGTGCCGGTTGCCAGTACGGTGGCCTGTGCCATGGGGTGTCTCCTGGGTGAAGGGTCAGATGCCGAGCCCGATGCGGTAGAAGTGCAGCAGGCGCTCGACGGTGGGGTTCTCGCCGATGCTGCTGCCGATCACGTGCTGCTCGCGGTTCTCGAAATACTCGCCGACCAGGATCAGCAGCGCCTGCTCCACGCTGGCCGGCAGGGTGGCCTCGCTGCTGGTGGTGTCCGGGTCATCCCAGGGGATCGGCCGGCCCAGGTACTGGCTGGCGTGGTCCACCGCTACCCCCAGCAGGCGTTCCAGCTCTGGGTCGAGCTCGGAATCCGGCGCCGTGTCCAGCCGCAGGTGCAGCTTGATCGTTTCCAACGGGATCAGCATGTCGGCGGTATCCAGTCGTGATGTTGTTGCAGCCCCGGGGCCCAGGGCCGCGGGTTGCCGTGGAAGCACACCACCCGGGCGCCGGGCGGCGGGCGCCGGTGCTGGCGGCAGTGCACCTTGTAGCTGACCACCTGCCCCGGGGCGACGTCCTGCCAGCGCTGCACGCCATCGCCCAGCGCCTGGCGCAGGATGCCCTGGTCGCCCCAGCAGCGGGTGGTGCGGGCGCGTGCCATGTGGCCGGCGGGGTCGCGCATCCAGTGGCGCCACACCTTGTCCTTGTCGCACTCGGCGATATACATCAGCCCGCTGGCCGGCTGGGCCGGGCGGTAGAAGTCCGAGAGCAGCGTGGTACGCCCGCCGGCGGCGGCGATCAGCGGCTCGAGGTCGCCCAGCACTACGGTGTCCAGGTCCAGGTAGAGCAGGTCGCCGGCCAGGTCCGGCCGGAACAGCTCCATCTTCGCCCACCACCCCGGCCAGCCGTGGCGCTGGGTGATGGCCGGCGCGTCCCTCACCCACACATCACTCAGGCACTGCAGGCCCGGCACCTGGCCGGCCAGCCACTGCACATGCTCGCGGGCGAACTCGCCGCCGGAGCGCAGTACACACACGCGCCTCACGCCGTCCATATCAGGTTCCACTCGTCGGCCGGTTGCGCCTGGTAGCCCATCGGCTCGAGGAGCTGCTGCTGTGAGGTGCGGGCCGCAGGATTGAGCGCCTCGGTGATGATCAGCGGGCGACAGCGCGCGAGGGTGGCGGCCGCACCCTCGATCACCTGGCACTCATGGCCTTCAGTGTCGATCTTGATGGCCCGCACGTCATCGAGCGCCAACGAATCGATGGCCACGACCCGAACGCCGGTCCCGGCAGCGATACGACCGGCGCTGGTCAACGCCAGGCCAGGGCGACCAACGAAGCGCGCAGTGCCGTCACGTGATGATGCCGCGAGCTGGCGGCAGTCCACCGTCACGCCGTTGGCTTCGACGTTCTCGAGCAGCCGTGCATGGGCGGCGGGGTTCGGCTCCAGCGCCATGGCACGGGCACCAGACCGAGCGGCGAGGATGGCATAGAGGCCGGTATAGGCACCGACGTCGATCGCCAGCCCAGCGCTGCAGGCCGCCACCCACGCTGCTACCGACTCTGACTCAAACGGCCGCTCGGTACGGCGCTGGTGATGGATCACCATGTCGCCCTGGTCGATCAGCTCTACCCCGTAGATCTGCACTGAGCGCCTCCTCCAGTGATTGTTGTGGCCACAGGTCCAGCGCGGTCTCGCGGCTGGCGTTGATCACCTCGACATCGGCCAGCATGGCGGCGGCCTCCTGAAACTGCCCGTAGAACTTGGGCAGCGAGGCGCAGTTGCCCAGCCCCTGGCGGTGGTCGCCGTGCCAGTGGCGCTTGCCGCCCTCGCCTACCTGGCAGTCATACCCCAGCAGGATGATGCGCTGGGCGCCGCGGTGGCGGGCCAGCAGCATCGCTCCAGCCCCGCTGTTGCCGCCCTTGGGCGCCCGGGTCTGCCGCGCGCCGCTGACGTTGGGGGCGATGGTCAGGCACTCGCCGGCGAACACCGGCCGCATCACCTGCCACCACTTGCGGTCCATGGCGTAGAGCACGTCCGCCCAGGGGGCCAGCTGGTAGGTGTTGTTCGTTACGATGACGCGGCGCTCGCGTCCTTCTGGGTCTTGCGCTTTCCGCCACGCCTTGACGAGGCGGCAGTCGTCTGCGGTGAGGCTGGGCCCGCTGGCGATGCAGACGAACGTGGCGCCGGGGCCTTGGCGGGGTCCGGCACAATCCTCACCAGGCCGGCGCGGTGCAGGTCCTTGGCCGTCTGGTCGGATACGGGAAACTGGGTGCCTTTCCGGCGCCGACCGCCATGGTCGAACCCGGTCAGGGCTTCTACGGTAGTGGGCATGATGCGCTCTCAAACAACGGGGCCCGCCAGTGGCGGGCCCCGTGCCTTACCTACCCCCCGGATCAGGCGCCGGAGGAGCCGATGACGAAGTCACCCTTCACGAAGGCCTCGGGACGGTACACGGTCAGGCCCACGCGCTCCTCGCAGAGGATGGTGACCATGTTCTTGATGAAGTTGTCCCGGTCCTCGGTGGAGATGGTGACGGTGGCGTCTTCGCGATCCCACGCCTGGGCGCCCATCTGGAAGGCGCCGGTGAGGAACTCGTCCTGGTCCAGCGACTGGGTGGCCACCACCGGCAGGCCCCACAGGGTCGGGCCGTTCACCGCGTTGGGGTTGGCCCAGATGTAGCGGCCCTGGCTGTCCTTGGTCAGCTCGATGCTGGTCCAGTCGATGGGGTTGAGCACGATGCCGTCGGCGGCGTACTCGGCCAGCTGCACCTGCAGCATGGCGATGCGCAGCCGGTCGATCATCGAGTCGTCGGAGACGCTCACGCCCGGGTTGGCGTAGGCGGATGCCTGGGTGAAGAGGCCGTTGATGTTCAGGCCCACGCCGCTGCCCTTGAGCAGCTGCGCCTCTTCCTTGAGCTTCAGTCCGTAGCGCAGGCGACCGTCGATGTAGCTCTGCAGCATGCCGGCGTCGGAGAGCACCTGGCGAGAGGCGTGGATCCAGTGGGCGATGGTCGCCACGGAAGCCGAGGCCAGCTCGAAGGTGATGTCGCTCTCGGGCTTGCCGCCGGAGGGGTTCTCCGAGACCACATCCGCAGCGTTGGTGAAGCCGGTCTCGCGCACGAACTCCACGCTGTTGGAGCTGGTGTTGCCCCAGTTCAGCAGGTCACGCAGGAACAGCCGCTGGTTGGGCGCGGCCACCATGCCGGGCACGCGCTCGGGCTGGATCAGCTCACCGCCGGCATCGGCGGTGGTCAGCGCCTGCTGCACGCCCACGCTGAACGAGCCCTTGCCGCCGCTGGCCAGCTGGGCGGCGCGGGTAGTGAACTCCTCGCTCTGCGCCACGCGCGCGCCCATGCTCAGGGCGGCTGCCGGGGCACCGCCGCGGTTGTTGGCCAGCGCCTGCTCGGCCGCCTCGAGGCGCGCGTTAAGCTCACCCTGGGTGGTCAGCAGCTGGTCGACGCGCTCCTTGGTCTCCTGGGAGAGCTGCTTGCCCTCGCGGATCGCCTTCTGCGAGTCCTCGGCAAACTGCTTCAGGTCGTCGCTGACCTGCTGGAGATCCTGCTGGGTCTTCTTGTACTCCTGCTCGATGGTCTCTGCGCCGACCTTGCCGAGCTGGCCACGCATGCCGTGATAGCGCGTCTGGCCGGGTTCGACCAGCAGGGCAGAGAGTGCGATGAAGCCCGCCACCACCGCCAGGGTGGGAACGGATACGCCGAACGCCATGGGAATGGCGGACGCCAGCGCGATGATACCCAGCACCAGAGCCGGGGTGAGTTGAAGCTTACGCATGGGTAATTCCTCCAGGGAATCGGATGGATTGGAGAGGCTCCAGGTCGAGTTCGATAGCGCTGGGCGTATCGGTCGCGGTAGCGCTTGGCGTACCACCGCCGGCAGCGCTAGGCGTGCCGGACTTGAGTTCTTGCAGCAGTTCCCGACGGCGGCTGCGGGGAATCCCCGCCTTGGCCATCGCCAGGTCGAATTCCTTGGCGGCCATGCGGTGAGCCGCCTGGCCGCCGTCTTCCTCCACCTCGTCGGCGGCCAGCAAACCATCGGCCCAGCCGGTGTCCACCGCCTCGCTGCCGCCGATCCAGGTCTCAGCATCCAGCTGGGCGACGATGCTGTCGCGCTCGATGCCGGTGCGGATCTGGTAGAGGTCGGCGGCGGCGGCGTCGAAGGGCTCGAGCCAGTCGGCGATCTCGCGCAGCTCGAGGCGGTTGCCGATCACGCCCACCCAGGCGTTGTGCACCATCAGGAAGGCGGCGCGGCCGATGCGCAGCTCGTCGCTGGCCATGGCGACCACCGAGGCGGCCGAGGCGGCGATGCCCATGACGTTGACGCGCACCCGGCCCTGGTGCTCACGCAGCAGGTTGTAGATGGCCAGGCCCTCGAAGTAGTTACCGCCCGGGCTGTTGATGTTGACGGTGACGTCGTTGCCGGCGCCGATGCGGCGCAAGGCCGCGCCGATGCGCTTGGCCGTCACCCCATCGCCCCACATGTCTTCACCGATGGGGGCGTAGATGGTGATGGTGCTCTCGTCGTCATCGGTGGCGGCGTGGATCCCGGGGTTCCAGGCCTGCAGGGCGCCGGGGGCGAGATCGAACTGCAGGTTCGCGCGGGGGCGCGCCGCCGACAGGGCCGGCAGCTTCTTGTTGATGGTCATGGTGGGCTCCGTGGTTCAGGTGTTGTCCGGGGGCGGTTGCTGCTGGCCTTGGTTGAGCCAGGCGGCCAGCGCCGCCCGGGCGGTATCGCCGTCGCTGGCCTGGCCCACGCTGTCCAGCGGGGCCATGGCGGTCTGCACGGTGAGCACCTCGGCGTTGCCGCCCATCAGCGGCAGGTTCTCCAGCTGGCGAACCTCGTCGCGGGTCATGATCCCGTTGTTCACCATCACCGAGTAGAAAGCGGCCCGGGCGGCGCTGTCGGCACGCAGTAGGCCCTCGATGCTGAACTCGGCGTAGTAGCGTTGCTGATCCTGGGGGCTGAGCAGCTGCTTGTTGATCGCCTGCTCCATCCGCGTGAGCCAGGGGCGCAGGGTGAATGTCAGGAAGGCGATCAGCTTCTGCTCGAGGCCAGTGCCCCAGTTCGAGTCCTTGTTGCCGTGACCCACCATCGAGGGGTCGACACGGAACCAGCGGCATACCTCCTCGACGCTGAACGAGCGGCTCTCCAGGAGCTGGGCGTCGCGGGGGTTAATCCCGATGGTCTTGGCATTCATGCCGCCTTCCAGCAGCGGGCTCTCGCCGGCGTTCAGGGCGCCGCTGATCAGCTTGAGGTTGTCGCGAAACTCCTCGCGCTGCTCGGCCTTGAGCACCTTGTCCATGGTGAAGGCCACGGTCGGCGCCAGGCCCTTCTCGAAGGTGCTGTTGGCGGCGTTGTTAGCCGCCAGGGCACTGCCGAACACACCGGCGCCGTACTGGATCGCCGAGAGCCCCCATTTGCCGTCCAGCGAGAAGCCGGGAATGTGGATCAGATCGGCCTCGCGCACCGGGCGCTGCCTGCCGTCCTCCTCGGTGTAGTGCAGGCGATACTCGCCGTTGGCCATGCGCTGGGCACTCAGCCGGGCGGGCACCAGGAAGCGCATGCCCACCACTCGGTTGCCCATGCGCAGCTTCTCGCCGAAGCCGTTGCCGCGCAGCAGGATCGAGGCCGTCATCGATTCCCAGTAGGTGGCCGGGGTGCTGTCGGCGTTGGGGCTGCGGTTCAGGATCCCGTAGAGCGGGTGGTTCACCGCCCGGCGCCGGCCGTTGCTGGTGCGCTCGTAGAGGTGCAGCGGCAAGGTGCCCACCGACTCGGCGATCAGCCGGGTGCAGGCCCAGGCCGCCGAGAGCGACATCACCGTCTCCTGGTTTACGGTCTGCCCGGCGGCGTTGGCACTGCTGGCCCACGCCTTCCAGAAGCTGTCGCTGGTCAGGTCGATGGGGATCCCCAACCAGTTGAGCAGCGCCGCCTTCACACGGCCCGGCTTTTTCGTCTGAATGCTCATGCGATGATCGGGGCCCTTAAGAAGTCGGAGATGTCGTCGGTGTCGACCTGCTCGCCCAGCGTGATCGCGGTGGCCATCAGCGCGGCGACGATGCCGTCCACGCGGCCGGTGGCCTTCTTCTTGTCCACCTTGCGGTTGCCGGCCGGGTCCTCGGAGTAGATGGCGTTGGCGGCACACCAGGTCAGCACCGGGTGCCCCTGGTGGCGCAGCTCGGCGTTGATCAGGCGGCGCTCGAACTCGTCGACCGCGGGGCTCATGTCCTTGAAGCCCTGCCCCACCTCCACCAGCGGCGGCAGGCTCAGGCCCTCGTCGTCGATCAGCGCGATCAGGTCGGCGACCCGCCAGCGGTCGAAGCCGATCGCCTGTAGGTCGTAGCGCTCGGCGACGTCGACCAGCTGGTGCAGCACGTGGCGTTTGTTGATCGCCCGGCCCGGCGTGGTGTCCAGGTGCCCGGCCTGCTTCCAGGCCAGGTAGGGCACGCGGTCCTGGTCGCCCTTCTTGGCCAGGCCCTCCTCGGGCAGCCAGAACCAGGGCACCATGCGCCACACCGGGTCAGCCTCGCTGGGCTCGAACATCAGCACCAGGGCGGTGAGGTCCTGGGTGCTGGAGAGGTCCAGCCCGGCCCAGCAGCGCCGGCCGGGCAGCAGGGCCTCGTCGAAGGCCTCGTCCTGGGTGGCGATCCAGGCGTCGCGGCTGATCGCCGGGTTGTCGGCGGCCACCCACTCGCAGAAGTTGAGGCGCCGCACCGTGGCCTCCTTCGAGGGCATGCCGCGCGCCTGGGTGACCTGCTCGCGCAGGTACTTCATGCCCGGGATGCCATGCTCTAGGCTGGGGTTGGCCTTGGCCCAGCAGGCCTCGTCGTCGAACGGGTCGTCGCCCTGGTCCAGGCCGCACACGTAGCCGAAGAAGCTGTCGTCCTCGAGCACGCCGGCGGCGACCTTGCCGGCGTAGTCGTGGTAGTCCCAGCACACCGAGAGCCGCTCGGTGCCGCTGTTGGTGATCATGAAGATCAGCGCTTGCTGCCGGCTCTTGGTGCCGGCGCGCATCATCTCCACCACCATGGGTGTCTTGTGCTCGTGGATCTCGTCCAGCAGCGCGATGTGCGGCCGCGGGCCGCTCTGGCCGTCGTCGGCGCTCACCGTTCGGAAGAAGCTGCCCGTCTTGTGGAAGGCGAGGTTGTACTCCTTGCCGGGGGCGCCGCTCTTCGGGATCGAGGGGGCCAGCAGCGGCGATTGATCCACCATGGCCACGGCGTCGCGGAACAGGATTTGGGCCTGGTCCTTCTTGGTGGCCGCGGCGTAGATCTCGGCGCGGCTCTCGCCATCGGCCACCAGGCCGTAGAGGCCGATCCCGGCGGCCAGCGGTGACTTGCCGGAGCCCTTGGCGGTCTCGACGTAGGCGACGCGGAAACGGCGGTAGCCGTCCGGGCCCATCCAGCCGAACAGGCTGCCCAGCACGAACGCCTGCCAGGGCAGCACCTCGAACGGCAGGCCCTCGTACAGGCCACCGTTCAGGCAGAGCACCTCCTCGAAGAATCCGATGGCGTGATCGGCGGCGGCCAGGTCCCAGACCAGCCCCCGCTCGGCGCCGTGCTCCAGGTCGCGCAGGTGGCGCGCGCAGGCGTCACGCACCTGCGGACCGGCGATCCGCTCGCCGGCCACCACCGCCCGGGCGTAGGCTGTAGCGCGGTCGGCGTCATCACAGGCCGTACTTTCGGGCGGTCTCCGCTTGCTCATTCGGGAACAGCTCTCCTTGTCCGACATGGCCGGGGCCCAGGCTCGCGCGGGCGCTCGGATTCAGGCCGAACGCACTGCCGGCCTTGCGCATGCGCTCCTCGGCACGGTTGGCCAGCTGCATCCAGGCGCTCATCTGCTTGTAGCCGCTGGGCGTGGTCTCGACGAAGCCCTTGTCCTCCATCGCGGCGATGGTCTCGCGCGCCTTCTTCCAGTCCGCCCAGGCCTGGCAGTAGACGGCCAGCTCGGCACGGTCTAGCTCGCTGACCAGGCCAAGGGTCTGCAGGTCCTTGGCGATGCGCTTCCACTCAGCGCGCGCGTCCTTGGTCAGGAACTGCGGGCATGGCGGGATCTTCACCTCGACCTGCGCACCGCCACCGGGGCCGGTGAGATCGGCAGCGCTCTTCTTGCTCGGGTTGCCATTCAGCAGGTGGACGTTCGCCGGCAGCGGCTTACGCCCGGAGTTCCGGTTGCCAGCCATGCGAACCTCCAGGTGGTTCAGTCAGTGATCGGTGCCGAGCTGGCACCCAGGCAATACCCCAGGCATCGAGGTACCCCCCTCCCATTTTTCCCGCTTTCACACAGAAAGATTCGGCGGCGGTCTTTTCGGGCCGGCCGGAGGGTTTCGACCCACCCCCTCCCCTATCGGGACCAGTGGTGGTTCGGGTCCAGCGGCCAGCCGTCCTCACGGCATCCCGGCATCTTCCCGGTGCGCTCGAGGCTCTGCTTGGCCGAGTCATGGCACAGCTTGCAGAGGCTCTGCAGGTTCTCGGCGTCGAAGAAGAAATCTTCGTCGCCCTTGTGCGGTTTGATGTGGTCAGCGATGGCCGCCGGCGTCACCTTGCCCAGGGCCTTGCAGTAGCGGCACAGCGGCTCGTCACGCAGCTGCGCGGTGCGCAGCCGCTGCCAGCGGCGGGTGTTGTACAGCCGGCGCCAGGGTCGTCTCGGGTCAGCCATCAGATCGGCGAGCCGTCCAGGTAGGTGCTGGCCGGCTGCTCCTGTTCCTCTTCCTCAGCCTGCTGGGCGATGACCAGATCCACCACCTGCCGATTGCTCTCGGCCAACTCACGCATGGCGGCTGTCTGCTCATGCAGTGCCGCGGTTAGGGCGGCCAGCTGGTCGAGCAGCGCATCGGGGTCAGTCATGTCATCACCTCTGGAATCGAGGCCGGCGCGTCCCCTCGCGGGGAGCTGCCGGCATGCCGGGGTCACCGGAGCCCGGCTCGGAGATAGCCGCAGGGGCTGGATCACCTCCTCGCTCGCCGCTGGGTGGTCGGGCGTCACCCGCGATGCTGCGGGCGCTGCGTATAGGTCGAATGATGTCGGGCGTTGACCACCCGGCGTTCTGCTTCAGTCATACAATTTTCCGATCACCAGGCCGATCATGCCGGCAAGGGCAAGAGCCACATCCATCGGCAGGTCGATGCCAGCCTGCTGTGCGAGCCAATGCAACACCACTGGAAGGCCAACGCCGGCACCTCCGGCACTTCGGCGTGCAGCGTCAGCGGTGCGTTCTCTTGCGGTCATGGCGATCACCTTGCAGAAGGACTAGGCCGGCGAGCAGGTTGATGATCAGCAGAGCCAGCAGCAGGCGTCCCACTGGCCGGCGCGTCAGGCGGCCCACTCGCTTGGCCACTCGGCCCAGCCATCCTTCCACCCGCCGTCTCCTCCCAGCTGGACGGCGCGATAGGCGCCGCGGATGCGCCACCAGGGAATATCGGTCGGTGTCGCCAGCAGCGTGACGCGGAACAGGTCATCGGCCCATGCCTTGTCCCTGCCGTAGTAGCGCCCGCCGTGGCTGTAGATCAGGTCGTGCGGGTAGCTGGCCAGCTCCAGATCGCCGGCCGGCAGGGCGAACCAGGCGGCCAGGCGTGGCACCGAGGCGCGGTCGCTGATGTAGCCGTTGGGCACTTCGAGGATCCACTCGCTGCCGTCGTCCTCGATGATCCTCTGCCGCATCGGCCGACGGATGATCACCATCGCGCGGCCGGGCTGGATCCAGGGCGGCGCGGGGCCGAAGTAGCGCTCAGTCCACGG